CGGCCCCTCCTGTCAATTTAAGGGACACGTCTATATTCCCCTTTTGGGAGAGCAGTTCAACCCGAAAATACGCAAAACGGCCCCGGGTCTCGAAGATATCCTCTGGGCGGGTTACCTTGAATACGTCATTTGTGTGCAATATCATAATTCTATCGTCGCATCTAATAGTTGATAAATGGATGTATCGAGTTCCTCTGTTATTTTTTTGCTGATTCTATCGACAACTTCGGGCAGTAAGTCTTTCATTATCTCCGTTCCTCCGCCCTTTTGATAAAGCACGCTTCCGTGATCCCAGACGCTTGAAGCGACGCCATATGCGTTTATCGATCTTGGGTCAAGGTTCCATCTCGATTCTTTAACCCTCGCCCACCGCTCTATCGCGTTCCGGAATGCCTCGAAGCTGCCGAACTCCTCTCGCACATCCTGTGGGGAACTTCCTTCGTCGATATTCTTGATGCCTTTGCGCCCGACAAATGAGACCGTAAGTCCGCCGTTCGTAGATTCATGAATGGTTTTAAGGCTTTCGGTCGTCGCTCCGGTCGTTTCCTCCGGAAGCCCCAAAGCGTTGACATCGGCGCCGCTGTTGGTCCTCTTGGTCATTATATTGAAGGCGATCTGCTCGGCGAGCGGGCCGAATTCGTCTTCACAGATGGTGATGATCCGCTCGGGGCTGAATATCTCCTCTATTTGCCGGATGGTGGGCATATCAGCAGATGTTATAGGTCATCGTAGCGCTTAGGGTTACGCCGGCCACCAATACGTCGAATTTGCCGTAAAAAGGCGTCGCGTTGGCCACAAGCTCGACCTCTATACCCATCGACCGCATCCGGTTGATAAATGCAAAGGCGCGTTCTTCCATCTTTTCGACGATTGGCTGCACTTCGGTCTCCGTGTCCGGCTCCGCTTTCCCGAGGGCGTCGCAGAAATAGAGCGTCGTCGTCCGGCGTCGCATGTCCGACATCCGTGTTTCGGAAATCGTCTCGTTGAACTGACGGAGCAATACGGGGTATTGCTTGACATCGTCCATCAGGTAGTTTGCTTCGGCTATCCGGGCGTACATATAGGAGCACAGTCCCTCCGCCTCGGCGCACTCTCTGAATATCTCGTTGATGCTTTTTTTCATCGTCTCCGTCTCCCGTTAGATTTGTTCGCTTCATAGATGGCTCGCTGTTCCATGTTGTCGCACTTGCATGCCTCGAATGCTTCGTATACTGTCGCCCACGGCGTATTCCATGCTTTATTCATATCTACGGCGCCGTTCATTATCTGGCAGTATTTGCGGCAGACGGCAACAAGACCGCGATTGGGTCGCTTGACACGCGCTTTCATCTCGGCGGCCGTGAGGGGCATTTCCAGCTTTTCCCACGATTTGCCGATACCTTCCAACCCTTTCTGTATGGCAATGAAATAGCGCTGGGCACGGATGAACCGGAGGCGTCCGATTTGCTCCTCGTCTATGCTGAACTCCGCGTTCCAGTCCGGATTGCCGTCAACGCCTATGCGGTTGAATTTCGTGAGCCCGAGCATCACGCCGAGCACGATGCAAAAATATTCGTACGACGGTTTACGGGCTTCGATGGCGTTCAGTTCGCCCATAGTGATGTCGGCAATGTCACGCACGGGCAGCCGTTTGTCGAACCACATTCGGCGTTTCATAGGCACGAACTCCGGCTCCGGAAGGCCTTGTATGGCTTTTACGATACGTTCGGTACCCATGCTGAATAATGCACGGTTGCGCATCACAACATCACTAACCGTATCTTTGGGGGTTATCTTCATAGGTTGTAAGTATTGATCGGTTCGAATATCTCCGCGTAAAAGTCCGGGCACAGCTTAACATCGTCAACGATGCGGATGATCTCTCGGCATTCGTCTACCATATCGTTCCACACGCGAACGAGCCGATGCGTCGGGGATGTCCGGGTACTGCTTTCGGTGTTCTTCAACTTTTCCCCGGCAACGGTGTTGAATGTCATATGGTCGCGCAAATAGTAGAAATAGATATACTTGGCAATTACGGATGTCCCCTTGTCCGGTTGAGCCAGCAGCGCCACAATGACCGGGTAATCCTCGATATTGTCGGCTACATCCGATCCCAGAAGCATTCGCAGAAACCGAGGTTCGTATTTGGCGATATATGCCTGGATGTCGCTTATGATTTTGGGGGCAGGTCCGGCGGGTTTACCGTCGCTCTTGGTCTCTATCCCCGCAATATATGTCTCGGGATAGGTGAAATATCGCTCGTCTAAGATCATGGTATTTTATTTGAAGATAGGGGCGGCGTGTTGCCGCCCCTATCCGGTTACTCCTCCAGGGCCTTTTTATAGAACCCTTTGGCGATCATCATTTCCGCAGTTGCCCGCGATTTGATGAGTATTTCGCCCTTGTTGATCCCGTCATGCGCTCTAATGACTTCGACGCGCAGGACGTTGGCTTTAAGGGCGCGACGACCGCGCCTAACGGGGGCGCGTGTCATAGCTGCTTCATCTTTCGCTTTCATGGGTTACTCGATCGGTTCTGCTGTTGCTTTCTCGATGGCGGCCAGAGCGGTGTTGATGTCGGCGACATAGATATTCGCTTTCATATCCGGCCGTGTAACGAGGGCTTGCCCGCGATACCACAGCCACAGACGATACGAATCCGTCTCCGGGACGCGCTCGATCTCCATAGTGATATTGCGCTTGTCGTGCAGCTGGAGCGTCGTGGAATCGAGCACGACGAGCTCCGAGGCCGAGAGTTTCGGGGTCGGGATAATCGTCATGCCATGCACCGACAAGGCCCCATTGGGCAGCACCGTGATGTAGTCGCCGAGGGTGTTCTTCAGCGTGCGCATCTTGAATTCGGTGGCATAGTTCATCAGCACGTAATTCGGAGCCATCGAATCGTTGGTCTCGATCTTTGCCTGCGTTTTCATGGCGAGGATCAGGTCGGCGATGTTCGGTGCTGACGCGCTGGTTGCCACACCCGCCGTCGTTGCATTGAATGCCGTAACGCCGGATGTTTTCAGTCCGTAGATGTGTTTGGGCTTGGAGGCATCCACGCCGTCACCGCCCCACAGCAGAGAATCGAGTTTGGCTGCGATCCCCTGCTGGGCCTTCGTCTGCGCCCATGCCAGGAAGTACCCGAAATCTTCGGCGCTCTCAGCCGAGAAAGGAAGCACGGAACCGAGTTTTGCCAGCTCACGGTATTTGCCCGTAAGCGTGGCGGTGTCGGTATTGGTGTGCTTTGTCATTTCCTCTGCATACCCGGTGCCGTCGGTGTAGGAAGCATCGTTGTACATGATGCGGTTCTTGTCGTCGGGCACATTGATGCGCGTGAAGAGTTGCACGAACGCATTGCGGGGGCTGGCGTCTGCGTAAATCTTCGTCGTCAGCACGGTGCGGTTGGGGTCTTCGTTCGTCACGGCCGACGTGTCGAGTTTGAGCGCGAACTCACCCGTCGATACTCTGCCTCGTCCGTTCCGCATATCCTTATATGCGGCGGCGAACTCTTCCGATTTCAGCACCTCTTCCATAGCGGCGACCAGCGTTTTGTGTCCCTCCTGCTTGGGAGCGCCTTTCTTCATCGTGGCGATCTCGACGCCTTGAGCTTTAAGCGCGCCCTCCAGTTTTTCGATCTTCGCCGGCGACAGCCCGAGTTTCCCGAACTCCTCCTTGACAGCCTCGACGATCTCGTTCTGTGACTTGATGCCTGCGACCATCTCCTCGAACTGCCCTTTGATATAATCTCCGAGCGCGTTCAGGCCTTTTTTCTCGTCCTCGCTGAACTCTACGCCAGCGGGAAGCACAAATGATTTAATCTCCATTCTTCTTTGTGTTTTTTGGTTAATTGATATGTGAACCTATTTTCCCGAACATATTTTCAGTGAGTGGTTTCTCCGGCTCGGCTGCGTTCAATGTCTCGATGATTTGCTTTTTGATCTTCATTTTCTCCTCCAATGACGCCGCATTGAGAGCATCGCTCATAACCTTGATGGCGTCCGGTAAACTCTTCACAGCACCGACGAATGCCGTTTCCTCGTTGGCTCCGGCAGTAACGACGGATATTTCATGCAACACGACTTCCTTAACGATGAACGCGTCGAGGGCTTCGTCATATTCCATTTTGTCCCATATGTAGTTGAATCCGAACGAGAACTGATTAATATCGCCGTCTTTGAGCTGGAACCACGCGCGCTTTGCATTCGGCACCGCGTCGAAGTTGCTCAGCTTAACTTCTGCATATGCACCGTCTTCACGCTCTTCGATAGACAGTATCCGGCCGATAGGGTCGGCGAAATCATGTTGCCATACGAACGCGATTTTGCGGTTTGTGGCCGATCCCGGGCCCCTGTCGTTAATGGACTTGGCGAAGCATCCTTTGATAAGAATATCGCCCGCGCTGTCCTTGTTGCCGAAATTGGCGAACTTCACGAGGATAATATGCTCGTCCTCGTTCGCAATGTCCGCTTTTGTCACGGCGAACTCTTTGCGGCAAGTGTTGCCCATTGCCGCCCGGCGCGCTTCTATTTGCTGAGATAAGTTCATGTTATACGATATATTTCAAAAGTTCTGTTTTAGCCTGCTCCGTAGTCATCAGACCTCCGGACACGGCGTTATTCAAGGCATTTACGAGATTGGTCATGCCCGCCGCCTGTTCGCGCTTAGACTCTTGGAAGAGTTCAAGATGATCGTAGTAGGGCATCACCTTGAAATCCTCAAAGCCATATATCCTGTTGAGCACGGAGAATATATTATTTGCCTCGGGGATTATCGCGTCGTTATATAATATCGTTTTCGCTTCTTTGGCGTTGGCGTACGTTGAACCCTCTACGTCGAGCAGCACGCTCGGCACTTGGTAGATGTCCGCGATTTCTTTCTTGCAGGCTTTCTGTACGTCTGTCAGTCCCAGATCGGTAATCGTTGACGATACCGGACTTACGGCAGCATTCATGAACGTGATCGCGTATTTGAATTGATCGGCCCGGATGCCGTACTTTCTGAATGCCTGTTGTATGTTATTCTTCTCCGACTCTGTTTCCGGCAGCCGAGCATCTCGAATAATATCGCCGCTTCCGGATGTCAGCGAGATAATAGCCAGCATACCGCGGTTGATCATCAGTTCATGCACCGCTTCGTAGGATGCTACGAAAGTATTCACCGGCTTCTGTAATGATACCATTCGGGAGATGTTGCCGCCGCAAGCATTGAGATCATAAGAGGCATCTCTAACGATGAACATATCTTCTTTGGCTATCTTCATCGAAGACCCGCAAATGGTCACCGTGTAATCCACGATATCCGCATCGGGCATGAACGATAACGCCGGAGATATTGCGGCATTTTCCGTGACGCAAAGATTGGGGACAACGAACAGCTCGAAAGCTTCCGGAAGCCCCACCGATTCCATGCGTACGATATAGGCTTTGCCGAAAATCTGCGTCATGGCCTCGATGTGTGCCACGAAGTCCGCGATGCCCTGCACGCCATTAGGATGCGACATGGTCCGCACGGCGTCCGGTCGTTCGAGGTCTTCACCATCTTCCGTGGTGGCTGCAAGACGTAGATTCTTAATTGCCGCGCATTTCTTCGAGATTACAGACATCAGCGGCGAGCAAAGTGCGTATGCTTTGGCTTGTCCCGCTTTGCCCCTGGTGTCGATCGTCCCCACGGTTTCAGTTGATCCCTGAAATACC